CGTCGTCGCGGGGAAGTTCTTCCTCGATGACCCCGAAGCACTCTCCGTCTGGAAGGCCATGCGGCGTGGACTCATCACCGCGTGGAGCTTCGCGTTCACGCCGGTCGAGGACCGTGTAGGGAAAGACGGCGTGCGCGAGATCATGGACCTCGATCTCTACGAGGTCGGTCCCACCCTCATCGGAGCCAACCCGGAGGCGCAGACGATCGCGCTGAAGGCCATCGCTCACCCGGACGAACCCGCAACCGAGACGAAGCGCGGACGACGTATCTCCGCCGCTACCGCATCAGTCCTGGAGAGGATGCGCCAGGAACTCGATTCACTCCTATCCGAAGGCGTGGACGAGGACGACGACCAGGAGCAGGCATCCGCTCCGCTATCCGAGGCCGAACGGCTCCGCTTGCAGCTCGCGGAACTCGACGCCTACCTCTCCGAGAGGGGACGCACGTGAAGAACGAGGTGAAAGAACACCTGCTCGGCAAGGTCAAGAACCTGACCGAGCGGAACAAGACGCTCCTCGACGTCGCGCAGAACGAGCACCGCGACCTGACCGACGACGAGATGTCCGAGTGGTCGAGCAACATGAAGTCGATCACGCAGGACCAGGTCGAGATCAAGTCGATCGAGCAGAAGGAAGAGATGAAGGCACAGCTGGACGCGATCGGCGCCATCACCGAGATCGCCACCCAGGACCCGGAGGTCGAGGTGCGAGCCGCGACCATCGGCGAGGCGTTCATCAACTCCGTGCACTACAAGGCGGCGGTCGCCGAGTTCAAGCGGACGGGAGAGTTCCCGTCGGGGTTCAAGATTCCCGCGATGAACCTCAAGGCCGCTGGGGACCCGACGCTGATCTCGACCGGTAGCAACGCCGACGCGATCCGGCCGTGGTGGGACCCCACCCTCTACACGCCGTCGCTGGTGCAGCTGCCGTTGACGGTGCGTGACCTGATGACGGCGGTCCCGGTGGACTCCAACGTCGGTCACTACCCAACGGTCGTGACACGCACGGCACCGTCCGACAACCCGACCGCAGAAGGTGCGGCCAAGAAGGGTGTCGAGTTCGCGTTCGACGACGCGACCGTGACGCTGGAGAAGAACACCGCGTTCGGCGGCATGTCGGACGAGTTCTTCTCCGACGCTCCGGCGCTGGCGGGGTACATCAACAACCAGATCGGCCTCATGGTCGATCAGGTCGAGGAGACGGCCATCACGACCGTCCTGTACGCGAGCGCGTCCACGGTGGACGGCTCGACGGTCCACCCGACAACCCCGAACGGGTTCGACGCGATCCGAGCGGCGATGGTCGCCATCCAGATCAGCGGTGGCCGTCCCGACGGTGTGTTGGTCTACCCGACAGACGCCGGGTTCCTCGACACGCTGCGCTCGGCGACGAGTGACGAGTACTACGGCGGAGGTCCCGTCGGTGGACCGCGTGGCGACTGGTGGGGCGGACTGCGCCTCGTCATCTCGACAGCGGCCGACCCCGGACGTCCGTTGGTCGGTGCGTTCCGCGCAGGCGCCACCCTCTACACGCGGGGTGGAACCACGGTGGAGACATCGACGAGCCACGACGACTGGTTCGCCAAGGACCAGATCGCGGTGCGTGCCTACCGGCGCAGCAAGGCCGTGAAGCACTACCCGGAGTGGTTCAAGCAGTGTGATATCGGAGCGTCGTAAGCTTCTGGCGCTTCACCCCGATAGGGGGGAGGGGTAGGTGGTCTCCCCCTCCCCCCGACCCGGGAGGTACGCATGATCTTCGTGGACGTTGGAGCTCACGAAGGCCAGACCATCGACGAAGTACGCCGCTCGAGGTATCCGTTCGACGTGATACACGCGATCGAGCCGATGCCGGTACAGGCGGCGATCCTGCGCCAGCGGTACTCGTTCGACCCTCGCATCGTGGTCCACGAGTTCGCGCTCTCGCACACGTCCGGCTCGACGACGATGTACGGCGTGAACGATCGACTCGAAGCGAGCCTCTACCCCGACAAGGACGACGTAGACGCCAGCGTGAAGACCTACGTACGAGCCGTGAGAGCCAGCGCGTTCTTCCGCGCGATCTGTCGGGGGTCCGTGGTATCCATGAACTGCGAAGGCGGCGAGGTCCCCATCCTCGAAGACCTCCTGAGATCAGGACAGATCGAGAGGATCGGCAGCTTGATGATCGACTTCGATGCGCGCAAGGTCCCCGCGATCTCCGACGCTCCGCAGAGCATCGTCGCGAGACTCTCGCTGACCGGCGTGAACTTCCGCACCACCTACCCCGATCTCCCGACCCACGCCGAGCAGATCGAGTCGTGGCTGGAGTCGATATGAGTGCGCCGGCCACGCTGTACGGTCCCTGGAACTACGGAGATCGGCGCCAGCAGTTCGCCTACGAGGACACCGAGAGCTACGCCATCTGCGCCGCGTGGCTCGACGGACACGGCACGGTCGAGGATTGGGGATGCGGCGTCGGCTGGGCCAAGCAGTTCTTCGACGAGTCTCCCTACATCGGCATCGACGGCGCGTGGTCGCGCTGGTGCGATATCCAGGCCGATCTCCGGACGTACCGCTCGGAGGTCCCCTGCGCGATGATGCGCCACGTCCTGGAGCACAATGCCGACTGGCGCACGATCGCGGCGAACTTCGCCAGCTCGTGGACTGCGCGAGCCGCGATCGTGTTCTTCATCCCTCCGCAGCCGGAGGAGTTCGATGCCGGGGGACCCGACTGGCCGGTTCCCGATCTCGCGGTGTCCGGACCCGAGGTCGCCGACCTGCTGATGCTCCCCGGAGATCGGTGCGAGTTCGTCCAGATCGACTATCCACCCGACCACTCGATGCAGTGGGGTTGGGAAGGCATCTGGCTCATGGAGCGCGCATGACGGTCTGGCGCGAAGCGCAGAAGGCCGAGATGAAGTGGTGGGGGAACTGCGTGAACACCCTCGCCGTCGAGATCGAGCAGATGGACGCCGCGATCCTCATGGGACTCGACTGCTACTCCTCAGCGGTCCACACCAAGGGGAACATCGTCGATATCGGCGGCGGTCCCGTCTCGCTGCTCTTGAAGGCGCAGGGATGGTCGCGTGGCGTCGTCGTCGATCCGGGGGAGTTCCCCGCGTGGGTCGGCGCTCGATACGCCGACGCCGGTATCGAGGTGCTCCAGATACCGGGTGAGGTGTTCCTCGTCGCGCCGTCGGTGGATCCCGACGAGATATGGATATACAACACGCTCCAGCACGTCTTGGACCCTGAACTCATCGTCCGGGAGTCGATACGACTGGCGCCGATCGTCCGACTGTTCGAGTGGGTCGGCTACGAGAAGAACGACTGCCACATCCACACGCTGGACCCGGAGGAGATCGAGCGGTGGGCGGTGGCCGGCGGCGCGAGACTCGCGCAGTACGAGATACGGACCACCGAGCACGGCGCGGCGTGTGCGACCGCGTTCAGGAGAGCGTGATGCCAGCCATCGTCGTGCCGTGGAGACCAGGTGACCCGGATCGTGAGCGAGCCTGGACGTACTGCCGGAAGGTATGGGAGCGGTTCGGCTGGCCGATCTTCGAGGTCGAGCACGCCGGGACCGAGCCGTTCAACCGGTCGTGGTGCATCAACGAAGGCGCTCGACAGGCCGGAGACTTCGACGTGCTCGTCATCGTGGACGCCGACGTGTTCGAGGAAGACGCTCGCCAGGTCGTCGCCGGATACGAGTCGGCGCTGGAGACGGGACGCCTCACGGTCCCGCACCGTATCGGCGCTGATCTCTCTCGGATCGGTACCGACAAGCTCCTCGAAGGTCGCCACGGCTGGGAGGAGTTCGCCGAGGCTCGACGCGATCCGTGTACGTCGCGCGTCTGGATGATGCGTCGCGATCTCTTCGAGAAGCTGGGAGGATTCGATGCTCGCTTCCAGGGATGGGGACACGAAGACATCGCTTGCTGGGCGGCAGCCGTCGTTCTCCGTGGAGCCGACCAACTGCCTGGGACGGCATGGCATCTCTGGCACGAACCGTCTCTCCCGATCGCTCGACCGACTCGCGAGTGGAACGTCGGTCGAAGGCTCGCGGAGCGGTACTCGGCGGCGCTTCGGGATGGCTGGCCTGTGGTCGAGCGGGTCCTGAACGAGCGCAACGTCGCGCAGCGATACGTCCCCGGCGAGGAGGTGCACGAGATCAAGCGCCACGGCATCGACGTCGTGGTCATCTCGGCTGGTCGGCAGGACTACATCGCTGCGACGATCGACTCGTTCAACCAGCACGTCCACGGGAAGATCGTCCGTCGAACGATCCAGGACGACTCCGGCAACGAGCGGTTCAGCCGGTGGCTCCACAAGGTCTACCCGGACTGGGATATCCACACGACCCCCGGCAAGCTCGGGTACACCGGAGCGATGCGGAGCATATGGGAGTACGAGTCGCAGCAGAACGGCCAGGGGTCACCGTTCATCTTCCATCTCGAGGAAGACTTCACCTTCGACCGTGACGTGGACCTGGACGATCTGATCTCGGTGCTGGAGTACGACGAGTCGCTGGCGCAGGTAGCGCTCCTGCGGCACGCCTGGGCACCGGCTGAGAAGCGGGTGGGGGGGATCATCCAGGAGCGACCCGACACCTATGAGCATCTACTCGCCGACGGTATCCCCTACCTCCGCCACCGCAACTTCTGGACGACGAACCCGTGCGTGTACCGGAGGTCGCTGATCGACGACGGCTGGCCGGACACGCGAGGGAGCGAGCAGACGTTCGGTCGATCGCAATGGAGCAAGGGTCGGTTCGCGGCGTTCATCGGCGACGGCGAGCCGTGGGTGACGCACATCGGCGACGTCCGGGTCGGTATCGGGTATTGAGGTTCATCGCGAACGAACCGCAGTACGAGCAACACCTCGCACCGATACGCGATGCCTGGACGGGAGACGACGGACCCCCGGCCTTGGTCGCTTCGACGCGGGAGCTTCGACAGAACCCCGGCTCGATCTACATGGATCACGGCGTCGGCTTGCAATGGCACGGCGACCGGACCCTCGACCTCATCCGCGACACCGCGTCTCTCGTTCTCGCGCCGAACCAGTTCCTTGCGGACAGGTACGCCGCAGCGGGGATCGGCTCCTCCGTGGTCGGAACGCCGAAGATGGACGCGCTCGTGCAGGTGCCGCATCGGGTCGAGGGTCCGGTGGCCGTGTCGTTCCACTGGCTCTCGCTGTTCCGCTCGCGCATCCTGGAGGACTACGCCGAGGCGATCGAAGACCTCGTGACGAGGATGCCGGTGATCGGCCACGGCCACCCACGAGCCGAGCGTATGGAGCCGTTCTGGAGATCGTTGAACGTCGAGTGGGTCCCCGACTTCCGGGAGGTGGTCGAACGAGCCTCGGTGTACGTCTGTGACCACTCCTCGACGATCTACGAGTGGACGGCGCTCGACCGGCCGGTGGTGCTCCTGGACTATCCCGGTCAGCAGAGCTTCATCTCGGTGAGCTCCGGCCTCAGATACGAGTGGTACAGCGACGTAGGGAGCCACGCGACCCCCGGAACCCTGGTGGAGCGCGTCAGAGACGCGATACAAGCTCCTGAGAGCCACGAGGAGCCACGCAGAGCAGCAACCCGTGGACTATTCCCCTACCTTGGGAGCGCCACGCAGAGAGCCTTGGAGGTTCTATGGACGGCACCGAAGATCGAGACAAGCTCGACAAGCTCGTCGAGCAGGTAGAGACGCTGGCCGATCCGGTCGAGCGGGAAGCGATCATCCTCGGGACCGAGAGAGGCTCCGGGGTCCTGCGCATCCCGTTCGCGACGAGCACCGTGGTCCGCGACGAGTACGGCCGGGTGGCATCGCTCATCGGACCGGATCGCACCAAGCACCTGATCCGGGATGAGAACGGCGCCATCACGGGGGTCTACGACGAGCGCGAGGAGATCGTCCCCGAGTAACCCTTGAGGGGGTCCGATGCTGCTCCTGCTGTTCGGTACTCCCGTCGAGGTCATCGGCGTCACGATCGAGACGACGCTCCCGGCGATCCGGTCGGCGCTCTCGATCGACAGCGGCCTCCCGTTCGTGCCGTCCGGTGGAGTCGCGTCCCACCTGCGCGAGCGCCGGCCAGCCGGGATCCGTATCGTGACGGTCCTGCCAGCGGTGAGCTCGCGTCTCTGGATACAGGTACACGACGACGACCTCGAGGTGCTGGCGCTCATCGACTTCATGGACGAACAGGAGATGGTGTGATCCAGAACGCGACCCGCTCCGCGATGGTGACCGCGCTCACCGATCTCCTGGACGGTGGACACGTCGAGATCAGAACCGGCAGCGGACCCGCCGACCCCGACGACGCCGCGACCGGCACGCTGCTCGCCGATATCCCACTCGCCACCCCGGCCTTCGGCGCACCGACGAATGGCGTGGCGCTCGCCGACGCAGCAGCCGCCGAGACGACCGGCATCACCGATGGCACCGCTGGGTGGTACCGCGCCTACAGTTCGGCGGACGTGCCGGTGATCGACGGTTCCAGCGACATGACGTTGACCACTTCGTCGATCACGACCGGCTCGCCGGTTGGCATCATCTCGTGGTCCGTAACCATGCCAGACGGGAGTTGACGTGGCAGACAACATCGATATCACTCCAGGTGCCGGCGCGACCGTCGCCACCGACGAGATCGCGGGTCGGCACTACCAACTGGTGAAGCTCGTTCGCGGCGGCGTGGACGAAGCGATCATGGAGGAGGACTCCTACTCCGTGGGGGTCGTCTCCAGCGTCTTGCCGACCGGCGCAGCGACAGAGGCGACGCTCGCGAACGTCGAGACAGACCTCGACACCGTGATCTCCACCCTCGCGGCGGTCGATGGTCACGTGGACGGCCTGGAGACGCTGGTCGGCTCGACGAACACGAAGCTCGACACGGTGATCGGCCACGTCGATGGCATCGAGGGACTGATCGGGACCACTAACACCAGTCTCACGACGATCGACGGCCGTGTGGACGGCATCGAGACGCTGCTCACCGCGATCGACGGTCACGTCGATGGCATCGAAGGCTCCGTGGACGGCATCGAGGCGCTCATCGGCACGACGAACTCCACGCTGACCACCATCGACGGTCGAGTGGATGGCATCGAAGGCCAACTGACCACGATCACGGGTCACGTGGACGGCATCGAGGCGCTCATCGGCACCACGAACTCGTCGCTGACTACGATCGACGGACGGGTCGATGGAGTCGAGACGCTGCTGACTGCGATCGACGGTCACGTGGACGGTATCGAGGGGACCCAAGCCTCCATCGTGACCTCGGTGCAACTGATCGACGACGCGATCGTCGCCGACGACGCTGGGTTCACCCCCGCGACGACGAAGGTGATGATGGCGGGGTTCCAGGCCGACGAGACTTCCACCGACTCGCTCGACGAGGGTGATGGTGGCGCGGCTCGGATGACGCTGGACCGTAAGGCGATCGTCACGCAGCAGCCGCACACGCAAGGCGGTCTGCTCGTCATCAACAACATCGACGTCGATGAATCCGAAGACGACGTGAAGACCTCGAGAGGCCAGCTGTACTCGATCTACTGCTACAACGCCACGACCTCGGTGCTGTACCTCCGGTTCTACAACGCCACCGCTGCGAACACGACCGTCGGCTCGACCGCGACGTTCCTCGGTCCCTTCCCGGTGCCACCGCTGAGCGCGTTCACGAAGGACATCCCCTCCGGCGTGGAGTTCGACACCGCGCTCTGCCAGGCGGCGACGACCGGCGTGGCGGCGAACGATACCGGCGCTCCAGCCTCCAACGCCATGCAGACGGTTCTTCTGTACAAGTGATCCCCCTCGCGTTCACCGAGATCGCGGAGACGGCCAGCTCGACCGACGGCGCTTCGACCGCGACCTCGGGAGCGACGACCGCGACACCCTGGCGTCCGGTCTTCGCGGTCGTCACCGCGACCGCCACGGTGGCAGCCGCGCCGACGTTCAGCGGCCAGGGGTTCACCTGGACCCGACGGCTCAACGAGCTATGGGGTGCGTCGGATGCGAACTCGATGTATCTGTTCGACGCTCCACCGATCGCGGCTCCGTCGGCGGGGGAGTTCACGTTCGACTGTACGGGGGACAACCACACCGGCTGCATCATCCACGTCGTGCAGGTGGCTGGCGCCGATCCGGGGAACACGTTCGTCCAGCGCGTCTCGACGTCGAACCCGACTCCGGGAACCGGCACCACGGTCCAGATCACGATGTCGGCGACGCGCGCCGAGTCAGGCGTGTACATGGCGATCGCGAACCTGAACAACCCCGCGACGATGGGGTTCACCGGCTGGACGGAGAACATGGACACCGGCTACGGCACACCGACGACTGGCATGGCCGCCTGGTCGAACCCGTCACCCGGATCGGTGACGACGATCGGTCCCGACTCCGGTGGGACGAAGCTCCAGTGGGGTGCCATCGCGATCGAGGTCAGGCGTGGACCGAAGCTCCTGGCGGCGCAGGGGGTCGGATGATCCTGCTGCTGTTCTCCGGCCTTCCGGCGACCGGCATCACGATCGTCACCGTCCTTCCCGGCGTCGAGTCGGCGCTCTACGTCAACACGACCCCGCTGGAGTGGCTGGTGCACGCTGGCGGTGGCTGGTCGGTCGAAGACTCAGGAGAATGGCCGGCTGAGGCGAACGCCTCGAGCTGGAGCGCCACGAGCTCACCGTCCACGTGGGACGCTGACGGTGGCGACGAGTGGGAGGTTCGATGACTACGCCGTTCATCTCGACCGAAGACCTTGGGACGTACATGGGACAAGACCTCACGGCCAGCGATCTCGCCGTGGTCGCGGTCGATGCCGCCTGCGAGTCGGTGCGCACCTACCTCGATCGACGGCTGAACCTGACCACCGATACGGTGCGGGTAGACGGCTCCGGAACCGATGCGCTGATGCTCCAGGGACCGATCGTGAACGTGGACACCATCACCGAGAACGACAGCGCCGTCTCCGAAGACGACTACGTGCTCGGCGACTCGATGATCTTCAAGCTGGGAGGGGTCTGGTCGCCGGGTCGTCTCAACATCGTGGTCGCGTACACCTACGGCTACGCCGTGACCGAGGCCGAAGTGGGGGCCGACTCCGGCGACGTGGGGGTGATCGAGCGGATGCCTTCGGACATCCGGGAGGTCGCGCTGGAACTCGCGCAGTCGATCTTGAACTCGGGAGGCTCGTCGGCGTCCGGAGCCATCACCGGAGAGGACATCGGCGACTACTCGTACACCGTGGACGCCGCGACCATCCTGACGGCCGGTGGAGGCTTGAACTCGACGCAGACCCGGCGGCTCTCCCCCTACCGCTACATCCCCGTCGCATGACGTTCTCGTCGCTGCTGATCCACTCGGTGACGATCTTCCCGTTCGTCGCTGGAGCCGATGACCGCTACGGCGACGCCATCGACGGCTTCGGATCGGGGGTCACCGTGTCAGGACGTATCAACCAGGTCGAGACGACCGAGACGGAGATCGACCGCGACACGCGCATCATCCGCGCCAAGCTCTACCTCATGCCGGGGACCGCGATCGCGGCGACGTCAGAGGTGGTTCACGGAGCGAACCGTTACCGCGTGGACGGGGAGCCGAAGATCGCATATGACTCCAGCGGTGCGCACCATCTCGAGGTCGAGCTACTGAGGATCGATGCCGGATGAAGACCTTCATCCCCAACCTCGCCGGCATCGCCGAACTCGGCCGATCGAAGGGTGTGCTGAACGCGATGGTCGAGAACGCCGAGCGCGCAGCCGCAGAGGCTCGCTCGATCGCTCCGGTCGATAGCGGCGATTACCAAGACTCGATCCACGTCGAGGTATCGAGCGAGGGGAACCAGCCGGAGGCGCAGGTCGTGGCAGGCGTGGACTACGCCGTCTATGTCGAGCTTGGTACCTCCGACACGCCGACGTTCGCGACGCTCCGGCGCGGCTCCGAAGCGGCGGGGTTGAAGCTCCGATGACCGACTACATCGCGTTCCCGGACGTCGAGGCGATCGTCGGTGAGGGACTACGCGACGCCGCGCTCGACGTCGGGTCGCGGGTCTACTCGTCGATACCGAAGCAGCCGACGTTCCCGCTCATCACCGTGAAGCGCATCGGTGGACTCCCGATCGAGCGCCACAAGATCGACCAGGCGTCGGTCCAGGTGGACGTCTTCGGGAACACGAAGTCAGAAGCGCACGACATCGCTCAGGAGGCTCGCGTCGCGATCCACCGCCTCGAAGGCACCTCTCCGACAGGTGCCGTCGTCGCGGGAGTGGACGACACGCTCGGCCTCACATGGCTCCCTGACCCTCCGACGGCCAGGGACCACTACGTCTTCGGCGTAAGCGTCACGCTCCACGCCGACTAAGACCCCGCCGCACCCGAGCGGCGGGTAACCTACGCCTCGTCCGAGAGGCAGAGGAGGGTTCACCGTGCCGAACAACGCTGACGAAGTATTCGTCGCAGCGAATGGACACATCTACGTCGCGCCAACCGACGCGACGGCACCGACGAACGCATCGAGCACCATGGCGTCCGTGGACTCCGACTGGATCGACCTCGGTTACGCCACCCAGGATGGGGTGAGCCTGGCTCCCGGCCAGGAGGTCACTGACATCTTCGTCTGGCAGGAGTTCTACCCGATCAAGCGCATCCCGACCTCCAAGTCGTTCGAGGTCAGCTTCACGCTCGCGCAGCTGAACAGCGAGACGCTCGGTCTGGCGTTCGGCGGTGGGACGACGACGGGTGCGGACCCCGGTCCCTACACGTTCTCGCCAGCAGCGGCAGAGACGCTGGACGAACGCTCCATGACGATCGACGTCATCGACGGGACGCGGGTCTACCGCTTCTACATCCCCGTCGGCATCGTGACCGATCTCGGCGAGGTGACGTTCAACCGGACGTCGATCGTGAACCTGCCGGTGACGTTCGGCGCCACCGCAGCCGGATCGCAGGACCCGTTCTCGGTCTTCATCACCGACCCCGACTTCTTGGCGAGCTAACCGATGATCGACCTGGACGCGGCGAGAGCCGCACGCCGAGAGGCGTTAGGCATCCATCCGTCGGTGAAGATCGACGGGAAGACGTACGACCTGCCGCTGGAGTTGTCGATCGAGACGGTCGATCTCCTGGAGTCGTTCGGCTCGAACGGGAACGACTACGAGAACGTGAAGGCATTGCTCCCCCGGCTCTTCGGCGATCAGGCCGAGGAGTTACGGGGGAGCTTGTCTATTGCGGATGCGTTCGAGGTCTTCGGCGGTCTGCTCGGGGAGTACGGGATCAAGCCGGGGGAAGCGCGAGCCTCCGCCAAGTCCTCAGCGAGTACTGGGGGAAAGCGGAGGCGGCCTTCCAAGCCAAGTACGGACTCGACCTCAGAGGATGCGCCTACGGACCCGACGCCTTCGGAGTCCGACGGCTCTGGAGCCTGATCGAGTTCGCGCTACCCGACATGGAACTCGAACTGAACACGAAGCAGCGACCGAACCAGAACACGAAGACCATGGACCAGTTCTTCGCTCGACAGATACGGAGATAGATGGCGACCAACGTCGGTACCGCATACGTCCCGGTCCGTCCGGACATGACCTCCTTCGGCAAGGAGGTCGCCACCGGCGTGAACAAGGCGATCCCGAAGCAGGGAGGGTTCCTCTCCAAGACGTTCAGCGGCTTCGGCGGTCAGGCGGCGGCCGGGTTCCTGGCGGGGTTCGGCGCGGTCCAGGTCGGTAAGGCGATCGTCGGGTTCCTCGGTGACTCGATCTCCGCAGCGAGCGATCTCACGGAGTCGATCTCCAAGGTCAACGTCGTCTTCGGGGAGTCGGCCGACACGATCATGGCGTGGTCCGAAGACTCCGCGACCGCGCTCGGCATCTCGCAGCAGGCGGCGCTCGAGGCCGCTGGAACGTTCGGCAACCTGTTCGACTCCCTCGGGATCGCGGCAGAGGCCGGTAGCGAGATGTCCACGCAACTCGTCCAGCTGGCGTCCGACCTCGCGTCGTTCAACAACGCCTCCCCCGAAGACGTGCTGCTCGCTCTGCGATCCGGCCTCGTCGGTGAAGTCGAACCGCTGCGGAAGTTCGGCGTGTCACTCAGCGCTGCACGCATCCAGCAAGAGGCGCTCGCCGATGGACTCGTGCATGGCAACGAGACGCTCTCGGCGGCGGTGAAGGCGCAAGAGGCGTACAAGATCATCCTGGAGGACACCGGGAACGCGCAGGGTGACTTCGCGCGAACGAGTGATGGACTCGCGAACCAGCAGCGCATCCTCTCGGCGAGGTTCAAGGACGCGCAGGCGGCGATCGGCGAAGAACTCATGCCGGTGCTGCTCGATCTCATCCCCGTCCTCACCGATCTCGGCGAGCGCGTGCTGCCGCTGATCGTCGAGAACGTGGGAGACGCGGCTGGCGTGTTCTCGGAGATGGCGAAGGGAGCGCAAGACTTCTTCGACCTCGTTGGCCTCGGTGAAGGTCAGAAGGCCATCACCGATCTCGACCAGGACATCCAGAACCTCACGAGCGATAACGGCATCCTGGGTGGCGCGTTCACGCTGATGACGCTCGGGTTCCACGACTTCACGGGAGTCGTCGATCACTCGTCGGAAGTCACCGGCAAGTGGGCCGAGCAGATACTCAGTGGCGAACTCCGGCTCACGCAGCTACAGGCCGCCTTGAAGGGGACCGAGTACGAGGGGACCGGCCTCGTCACGCAGACGAGAGAACTGACCTACGCGATGGGTCGAGCGGCGATGGCCGAGGGTCTGGCCGGAGACGCGGTATCGGAACTCCCGCCGCTGTTCTCCAAGGCAGGCGGCGGTATCCGCGCATTCGGGAACCTCGGGAAAGCAGCGATCCAGGAACTCCGTGGCGCAGCGAGAGAGAACATCCCCGCCATCGGCATCTTGTTCGAGGACCTGAACGACGACGCGCGGATCACGGCAGCCGAGGTCTTGAAGGCGTTCAAGGACTCGGCGAAGGCGTCGCTCCAGTACGTACGCGACATCAAGGAGATCGACAAGCAGTCGGTGCCGGATGCGTTCAAGCAATACATCACCGTCGAGCATCCCGAACTGCTCCGCATCTACGCTGGCGCACCCAAGAAGATCCAGCGTGAACTCGTCGCCAACTGGCGAGCGAACACCGACGCGGCCGTCAAGGCCGCCGACGCGCAGGATCGCCTCTTCAACGTCGGCAGGCGATCCGCGCAGTCGTGGATCGAGGGACTGGCGAGTGGCGCGAACTCCTACGCCAGTCTCGCCGCGACCGCGTTCCGCGAGGCGGCGGCAGGAGCCGCGCAAGCCGCCGATGATGCGCTGGGGATCGAGTCACCGTCTCGCTGGGGTATCCGTACCGGTCAGGCGTGGATGGAAGGCATCATCCAAGGCGTCGAGAAGATGCGCACCAAGCTCGACTCGCTCGTCACCGGTCTGATCGACAAGCTCAAGACGAAGCTCGGCGACAAGAACAAGGGACTCGTTGCGGGGATCACCTCTGACTTCCAGCAACTCCAGAAGGAGCTTACGAAGACCGAGGCGCACTTCAACCGTCTGGCCGAGAGAGCGTTGAAGTTCACCGACGCGATCCGGTCGGGGTTCGACATGGACATCTTCTCGCGAGCGAACGCTCTGTTCAGTCGCACCGACGAGAACGGCAACCCCGTCACCACGACGTCGGCCGATATCAGCGCGACGATCGCGCAGCAGGTCGCGGAGCAGGTGCACTTCGCCGAACTCCTGACAGGCCTTGCGGCCAAGGGACTCTCGAAGGCGAACCTCGCGCAGTTGGCCGGCCAAGGCGCGAGCGCGAGCGCGTTGGCAGAGGCGCTGCTCGGCGATCCGGCGCTCATCGCGCAGATGAACGAAGCGCAGGCGGCGATCGCGAAGGCGGCGGGGGACGCCGCGACCGCTCTCGGTGACAAGTTCTTCGGTCGAGCGCTCGATCGAACCGAGCGGAAGCTCAACAACCTGTCCGACGCCATCGAGAGCTTCGTCTCGATGCTCCAGTCGCTCATCGCGATGTCTCGCCAGCAGACCGTGGCCGCGCTCAGCGCTGGCGGCGGTGGCGGTGGCGGTGGCGGGGTCATGCCGAGCGGCGGCAAGCCGCATGGCAGCAACCCGTGGGACACCGGCTGGAACCAGGGTGGTGGTGGCGGGGGTCACGGCAACAAGCCGAACGTCACCGTGAACATCAGCGGGTGGGTCGGGAACGACCAGCGGGTAGCCGAGAAGGTGCGGAACGAACTCATCCGGGTCGGCCGGAACAACGGAGGGACTGGTCTATGACGCTCACGATCCCGAACAAGGCGGTCACGTACCCGTTCCAGTCGCGCTGGTTCCAGGCCGACGTGGAGACGCTGGCGCGAGCCGCAGGCGGGAGATACGGCGTCATCTCCGACGGCTGCGTTCCCGCCGCGAGCGGGGTCCCCGCGATGACGGTGGAGGTCGAGTCCGGCCAGGTCGTGATCGACGGGGTGCGCTACAACGTCTCCGCGCAGACGGCGGCCATCCCCGACGCCGACCCGCTCCTGCCGAGGTTCGACTCGCTCGTCGTGGACATCGCTGGCGTGGCTGGCGTGCTGCCAGGTACCCCCGACGCCGCGCCGTTCCCTCGGTCGGCGGAAGTGGATCAGGTGTACATCGCGCAGATATTCATCCCGGAGGCGACGACCGCGATCGAGTCCGAGCAGGTCGTCGATAAGCGCATCACCGTCCCGGACCCGATCGCGAACCTCGGCTGGAACCGCATCTCGGCGTCGGTCGATCTCCAGCGATCGCAGCAGGGGACGAAGACGATGGACTCGGTTCTCGCGTTCCCGGTCGCGGCCAACACGAAGTATCGCGTGCGCGGCAACGTCGCGTGGCTGCAAGCGGTGGGAGGCAGCCAAGGTATGCAGTGGGGGATCGCTGGACCGTTGGTTCCGACGCTCGTCATCGGTGTCTGTTCGGTATGGGACATCGCCTTCGGTGGCAGCCAAGGAATCACTCTTCCCGTTATGACCGGGACCTCCCCGGTGCCGACTTACAACGGCACCATGTCTTACCCGCGCCTCGGCTCGTTCTCCGGTGCGGATCAGAAGGGGACAGCTGCGTTCGAGATCATCATCCAGAACGGGGTGAACGCCGGGTCGTTCGGCGTGGCGTGGGGACAAGGCGTCGCGAACGCGAACCCGATCACGCGCTTGGCAGGTTCATACATCGAGTACGAGGTCGTCTAACCCGTGGCCGTCGTCAGGGTTGACGGCTTCGAGCATGGCTCCATCGCAGCTGGCGCGGCTGGCATCTACAACACTTCGGTCGGGACCCCCGCGATCGTCACGTCCCCCGTCAGAACCGGCGCTCGCGCTCTGGAGATCACCGCTGCCGGCGCCGCCGAACGACTCGGGTACGACTACGTAGCGGGTGTTCGGCAGCCAGCGGGGAGCTTCTACGTTCGGTTCGTCACGCTTCCCACCACCGTCGTCACGATCGCGGCGTTCAACAACGCCAACGGCTCGGGTCTGTTCCAGTTCGACTTCAACGTGAATCGCTTCGCCGTCTCGGTGAACAACCTGGGACGTACGGCGGTCGGACCCACGATCGTCGCGAATACCTGGTACCTCGTGGACGCGAGCTTCGACTGCGCGGGTGGATCGGCGATCATGTCGGCGGCGATCGACGGCGGCGGATCGGTCAGTTGTCCCCCACGGACGCAGGTCTCGGCGGACTGCACGTCGCATCACCTGGGGACCGCGCAGGCCGATACGGTCACGGCCTACTACGACGACTGGATCGTCAGCGACGACTACCCGGCTGACTTCCCGATCGGTGGTCACTCGGTCGAGTCGCTGATCGCGACCGCCGACGGGACGCACTCCACCGGGACGGGTGGTTACGACTCGAACACCGGAACGGCCTTCAACAACTCGACGACGAACGGCAACACGTTCATCGGTCACCGGCCTCTCCAACTCGCGGACACCGCCAACCAGGTGATCCGCCAGACCACCAACGACGTCGCGAGCTACATGGAGTTCACGCTCGGGAACCTCGCGGCGGGGAACGCCACGCCGTTCGCGGTGCGCACCTACATCGCCGCGATCGAGGCGGGGACCGGAAGCTCCAACGCCGAGATGCGACTCCTGCTCTCGACGAACACCGAAGTCACGGTCACCGACCCGACGCTCGGCGTCGTCTCGGCGCTCGACGTACTCGACACGATCGCGACGACCGTCACGTCCCTCCACCGGATGACGGTGGACCCGGCCGGTGGCTGGGATCGCACCAAGGTCGATGGACTGAAGCTCCGTCTCGGGTTCGCCGACGGCGCACCGGACGTGAACTTCATCGACTTCATGGTCGAGGTCGCGCTCCTGGCCGAGCGGATCGACGCCACGCCTTCGGCGGTCGCTGGAGTCGCGGCGGTCGGGACCCCGACGATCACGCTGGGAGCGGCGTCGCAGCCGGATACGGTCACCGGAGTCGCAGCCATCCCGACCCCGACGATCCGCGCCGACGGAACCGCCACGCCGGCCACGGTGGCAGCGGTGGCAGCGGTGCCGACGCCTTCGGCGATCGCAGGTGGTAACGCGAACGCGAACCCGGCGACGGTCGCAGCGGTGGTAGCCATCGGCACTCCGACGATCACGGCCATCACGCCGACCGTCAGTCCCGACTTCTACTCCGACGGCTACGGCCAGGGTTACGAGACGATCTCCGAGGCGCCACCGGTCGTGCCGTCTGCACCGATCGTCATCGTCGAGTCTCCGCTCCTACGGGTACGGATCGACTTCGTGAACGACATGGGAGTCATGACCGGCACGATGCCGGACCCGATATGGGTCGATGTGACCGCCAGGGTGTTACGAGAACCTCTCAGCACCGCACGAGGCCGGAAGCGGCTGATGGACCGGATCGAGGCCGGTCAACTCTCGCTGACGTTCTTCGACGACGATCGAGCACTCGACCCGTCCAACGTCGAGTCGCCGTTCTACCCCGGCGTCGGTCCCGACCGTCGTATCCAGGTGGAGGCGGTCACGTCGTGGCAGTCAGAGGCATTCACGCAAGGCGAGTCGTTCGTCGGTGGCGACGATCTCGTCGGCGGCGGGGACACGTTCCACTACATCCCGATCTTCGACGGCTTGACCGAGGAGCTCACGTACAGCTACCCCGGTCCCGGTCGGTGGTCCACGGTCCAGGTGCGAGCGTCGGACTACCTCGCGCTCGCCTCGCGAGATGAGGTGGCGTTCGCGATCCCCGCGACCTACGTCTGGATCGCGTTCGAGGCGGCGCTCGACACGCGCACCTACATGGGACGCGACGAGTACCCGTCGGACCCGAACACGCCATCCGTGCTGCGCAAGATCGACCCGGACGTGACGCGAGTGGCGTTCACGAACATCAACAACGTCCCGCTCACGCAGGCGCTCGACATGATCACGGCGTCGGGTGGCGGGAACTTCTACATCGGTCCCGACGGGTCCCCCACCTACCGTGATCGCAGCGCGTTCGACGCACCGTCCAAGATGACGTTCGCCGTCGATGCTGAGCGCTACCGTGACGTCCAGTTCTCGTTCGACAACGCGCTCGTTATCAACGACGTGACGTTCAACGGCTTCGTCACCGACGTATTCGGTGCGAATCAGCCGACGTCGATCCGGCGCACCGACGAAGCGAGCAAGCAGAGGCACCCCGGCCGGTCCCCGATCACCGTCGATACGATCGTCGCCGACGCGCAGATATTGGAAGATCGAGCGCGAGAGATGCTGGCTAACAACGCCTTCCCCATCCGCTACATCGCTCGCCTCGAGGTGACGAAGGCACCGGAAGACTGGCTCCCGATCCTCTCGCTCGACCTGTGGGACAAGATCACCCTGAGCGTCCGACTTCCCAACGGCGACATCGTGGAGCAGCAGTCGTTGATCGAAGGCATCGAGATCACGACGTCGGGGTTCAACGACTGGCTCGTCGTCTGGTGGCTGTCGGTGATCCCGAACCACCAGTTGCTCACGATCGCGGACCAGTCGTTCGAGGACCCGTCTCCCACCGTGGGAGGATTCACCGCGCAGAGCAACTGCACGATCGAGTCCACGAACCAGGAGTGGAGCGTCCATCGGAGTGGTCACAACGATCGCCTGGTGGCGGCGTACAGGCCGCTGACGCCTCCTCACGGTCAATACGCGCTGTGGGTGAAGTCGGTAACGGCGGGGTCGTTCTTCACGCGCAGCGTGGCCTACGAGATCACGCCGCGTGGCAACTATCTCGTCGAGTACAAGCTGCGACAGGCGCGCTACCTCGAAGACCAGACGGAGATCGTCGGCTACAACACGGTCGGTCCCTATCGGATGGAGATGGAGTGGTATGACGCCGCGATGGTGCTCCTATCCACCGACATCGGTCCCGACCTGTTCCCGACGAGAACCTCGAGCGGCTGGCAACCGTCGTGGACCCCCAGCGGCGGCGGTGGAAGCACCCCTGCCAGTACTCTCCCCGCGATCTACACCGACTGGTTCCTCCTGACGCTGACGAAGCGAGCGCCGTCGGGTGCGTCGTTCATGCGCATCAGAGTGGGGTGGGTCGGCACCGGCCGGTCGGGGTTCTTCATGGATGATGGAGTGCTGACGAGGATCACGGGATGAGGAGAGTAGATGACTGACCTACCGATCAACGTCGATAACGCCTACGCCGACGACGCGACGCATCCCGACGTGAAGCTCCACCAGCAACATCACGACGCGATCCACTTCCTCTACAACCTGTTCGAGCAGGCGGTCGAGGATGGCATCGCGACGTGGCCGGATGGCTCGCTGCCGTTCTTCAACCAGTCCACCGATCGCTTCCAGATGATCGACCCCGCGATCGCTGGCTCTCCCGGACCTCCAGGAGCCGATGGCGCGGATGGTGTAAGCATCACCCCGAAGGGGGAGTGGAGCGCGGTCACGGCGTACGTCGTCGGCGATCTCGTACGGCACTCCGACTCGCTCTCCACCTACGTCTGCGACACCAATCACACGAACCAGGAGCCTCCCGGATCGAACTGGCAACTGGTCGCCACCGACGGCAACGACGGCTCGGCCGGAGCCACCGGAGCCACCGGAGCCACCGGAGCGGCGGGACTCACCGGACCCCCCGGACCTTCTGCGGAAGCGGTAGACATCATCGCGTCGTCGGGAAGCTCGCAGTCCCTCGATCTCTCGGAGGCGTCGTTCTACGTCATCTCGCTCTCGGCTAACTGCGCGATCGGCCTGGACGACTCGCTCGGACGCGCAGCGTCGGCGGCGACGATCCACTTCATCCAAGGCGGCACGCCGAGAACCGTGACGTGGGATCAGTCGATCACGTGGTTCACCTCAGATGGGTTGGCGCCGGTGATCTCCACGGTGGCCGACGACACGACCGTCGTAACGATCTGGCAACTGAACGGCATCTGGTACGGGACCGCGCTGGAGAACGCTGGCGCGCCACCCCCGGAGGTCTACCCGACCCTCGGCGTGGAGGTGCTCACGAACTGGATCGACAACGCCGACCGGCTGACGAACGGGTCGGACTACACCTCCTCGACGAGCTACAACATCGGGAACAAGCGGGTCGGCCACGTCTTCCTCGTCGAGACGCGCGTGGATTCCGACGGCGATCCTGGCATCCTGACGACCCTGACCGGTGGCGGTGTGTCGTCGTGGACGCGAGGCGGATCGGTGCTGTTCGTCTCTGCCGGCACGACCCGTAGACGTATGACGCACTTCGTCGGGAGAGACGCGGTGACGACCTCGGCGGCTCCGCTCGTCGCGCACATCAACGGCGAGTCCAGAGTCGGGGTCTGCGCGGTCGTCCTGCGGACCACGGAGTCACCGTCGAGCGCGGTCGCGCTCTCGCTCGCGAAGGACGTCACCGGGAACGCGGCGAACAACGCGCCAACGGCGACGCTGGGAGCGGCAGACGACGCCGCGAACCGTGGCATCTACGCACTCGCCAGGAACGCGGCGACGGCGACGTTCACCCCGGAGGGGACCTGGACGGAGCTCACGGTGCCGCCGCTCGACATGACGTCGCCGGTGATCCGGCTCCACGTCGTCTGGCGATCTGACGCCTTCGACACGTCGATCTCCGCGTCGTTCTCGACGTCCAACACGTGGGGGATCATCGCGACCGAACTGGAACAGGGTCCGCTCGTATGACGCTCCTCGGGTACTCGACGGGGGAGGACACCGGAGCGGGGTGGAATCGACAGACGATCGCCGACACTCGACGAGGCTTCGAGGCGGCGGTGCGAGCGCGATCTGGCCTACCGTCGTCGTGGCACACGGCCGCGAACCGTCGCCACTACTACGACATCACCGCCAGCTTCCCGCCGAGCGGTACCTCGGGAGCGCTCGGGAACATCGCGAACGACATCACCGACCAGGTGCTACCGATCGTCACCGTGAAGGTCGGTCCTCCGTACACCTGGGCGCAGATGGGTGCAGCGGCGACAGGTCAGGCAATCTGGACCGACGCGAACAACTGGGCGCAGGACATCGCGGACTGGCAAGACCTCCACCGTGGGATCGGGAAGTGGGGATGTTCGTTCGCTCTCTACTTCCACCACGAACCGGAGGGAGACGCGAGAACGGCAGCGACCTCGGGAGCGACGACCTTTGCGCAGGGGACCGCCAACTGGCGAGCGGCGTGCGAGAAGCTGTACGCGATCCTGGTGGCGCATGGTGTCTCGATCTGGAAGGGGACGAACTCCGGCCAGACGACGCAAGAGGGTTGCATGATCGGGATGATCAACCTCACGGCGGGACCGTTCGCGACGCGACCGCCTTCCACGACTTCGGATACCTCGACGGAGGTTCCTAACGGTCCCTTCATGTTCAGCGGCCTCACGGCGATCAACAACGGGTTCTTCCCGGACAACTGGGATTGGGGGAACGACAACATCACCCACCCGTCGTGCGACGTCTACAACCGACCGGCGCAGTGGGGTGCGGCCGAGTGGTACTACAACCTGAACTTCGGCTCCTGGTGGACCCGACGTCGAGCGTTCATGGAAGCTCGCCACCCGTGGCTGCCGTGCATCCTGGAGACGGGTACGGAGGCGGTGTCGGCGTTCACCACGTTCCCGACGAACCGGGGGTGGCCGATCGGACTCGCGACCACGGTGCCGAACTGGTTCCGCAATATGGCGAACTACGTGAACACGACGTCTTTCCCGTGGTGGCTGATCTGCATGTGGGACTCGATCGCGAACTACGACATGCGCATCGACAAGCAGCTCGCCGACTGGCAATGCTGGGTCGATGAGATCATCCCCCACGCGGCGTGGCTCGACGCTCCCCCGGTGCCTCCCCCGACGATCTCCAGCTTCCTCCCGCTCGCTGGACCCGTTCAGACGCTCGTCGCGATCGTCGGGACGAACCTCCTGGGGACGACGATCGTCCGTCTGAACGGTCAGCCGTGCGCGTTCACGGTGAACTCGGACACGCAGGTCACGGCCGAGGTTCCGACCGCAGCCGCGTCGGGTCTGTTCCAGGTCGTGACCCCGACCGGATCGGCCTCGAGCGCGACGGCGTACACCGTCACGACGGTGCCGTTGCCGCCGACGTTCCACCCCGGAGTCGTCTCGCCTCACACCCGGATAAGGAGCAACTTCTGATGCCGACCGACGAGGACAGAGAGTTCGTGGAGAAGCTCAAGACGATCGGGTTCGTCCAGAAGTTCAAGCCGGGTGCGACCAAGCGCAAGGCGGTCCAGAGCGACGACGACGGTGGCGTGGCCGGCTACCACGTCGAGCATCACGACGGCTCGCAGGATGCGGTAGCCATGCCGCGCACGATCGACGCCAAGAGGAAGGACTGAACAGATGACGATGGCATCGGGTCTATACATCCCCACCTGGCGTGACGCGCTCGGCAACGCGATCGCGCTGGACCTCGATCTCGACACGCATAAGGTGATCCTGGTCGATGACGACTACACGCCGAACTTCGACACGCACAACGACATCGCCGATATCCCCGCGTCTCCCAACGGGGAGCTTCCGACGGCTGGTGGATACACCGTCGGTGGGAAGATCCTGACCGGCCTGGTGCCGACGTGGGGACTCGGGAACGCCGGTCAGTTGAAGTACGACCTCACCACGGACCAGTCGTGGAGCTCAGCGACGTTCGTGGCTCGCGGTGCGGTCTGGTACGCCGACGCGCTCGCGACCAACGACCTGATCTTCGCGCACACGTTCGGCGCAGACTTCACGGTCAGCAACGGCGTGTTCACGATCCAGCTACCGGCCGGTGGAGCGTTCACGATCGACCTCGTGCCGTAAGGAGGAGAGAGATGACGAAGCTCGGAGTGAACCACCCGAACCGCAAGGCGTTCGAGACGGCGCTCAAGACCCCGCTCGACGCGGTGCGTTGCTACAACGTAGCGGACGCTCGATCCGCGCACGCCGACGGCTACAAGGTCGTCGTCTCGTACAAGCCGACCGTCTCCTGGAGCGCGGCCGCGAGCGGCGCGGAGACGGCCTCGGATAAGGCGATCGCGACCGAGGTCGCATCGTGGGGTCCGGGACACATCGTGGCGAAGCAGCACGAGCCGGAGAACGACGGCCTCCCCGCCGCCGACTTCATCGCCATGCAGACGCGGTTCAAGACCGACGTCTCGGCGATCCTGGCCGCCGCTGGCTCGAAGTGGGGTATCTGCCTCATGGGACAGACGTTCAAGGACGGGAACGCCTCGACGTGGCTGGGATCGCTCAAGCCGGACATCCTCGCCGCCGATGCGTACCTCTGGCGCGGCGCCACGGGTGCCTACGCTCCGAGCGAGAAGCAGGCGAGCCACGCGGCGTTCACGGCGTTCGTGGACTACTGCAAGACCAACGGGTT